CGTTGAGCTCAGCCTGAATCCCCACCAAAACAACGGTCAAAAAGACCATCGCCTCGAATGGAAAACAGAGAGCTGAACCCATAGATGCGAACTTGGTCAAAGTTTGAACACCATGACCAGGTACATCAGCCTTCCGCGAGCGACACGCGTCCACCCCCGCCGAAAGGTGAGGATGGTTGCGGAGTAGTTCGCGTACATGCTGATTCGAGACCCTGTCGGATGCTTCGCTTAAATCAAGCGTAGCGAGGTTCCCATATAAGGAACCCTCTTGGGCCATGCGCTGATTAGGCGTCTGGTCCTCGAATCCCAAGAACGAAGCCAGGATGTCATCTCTGGCTAGTTCTTCGAGGATCGCAGGAAGAAGAGCCTGCTGTGCGTATTGCATGCACGTAGGCTCAATTCCAATGATCCTAGGGGCTTTGAGCGTCTTAGGGACAGGCACCACCCTGACGGGTAGTTCCTCCCCGGGTTCGATGAGGTCGACCTCTCCCAGCTGGTCGTAATATCTCCAGTTGGGTAGAAGAAACTCCCCCATAGGGAAGACTTCTTCAAGTCGAGTGGTCCAACTACGTAGTCGGTACTTCGAGTTTCCTCGAAGCCGATCTGCCGTAGCACCTGGACCATGCCGTGGCACAAGCGATCCCGAATAGACCCTTCGGTCAACCCGGGTATACGTTCGTGCGAACAGCATAGCTGATACCTGCCTGAAATCCGACGCAAGCGCCGGATCGAGACGGGATGCAGCATATTCGACCTCACTCTCACACTGCACATAGTCCTGCATGGCTGCCCTTGTGCGCTTCTCAGTGCACTCGAGCTCCATCTTACCAAACATCAACGTAAGTTGACGAATGGCTCGAATAGAGTCGACACAGGGCTCGGGCAGTAACGAGCCACTGCTTGAATCGAACACGCGATCTAGGAAACCCCGTAAGAATACGGGGAGACCTCCTCGACTCCTGAAAGAGGAATAGAGGTTGAGATCCACCTGACCCTGGTCGAGCGATCTTTCGAAAGCTTTGCCAAAGTCAGGGAGGGTAATCGTTAAAAACGACAACCCTTCATGTTCGACACGATCCGCGACAGTTTTTGCGTCGCGGATGGCGCTAGTACAACACCAGGTGGCGCATTCATCGGCCACCTTCCTCCAGAGCAACATCAGGCTACTGACAGAACTTGTCAGCTCATTCACCTCCTAACGGGGGCTAGATGATCCTTAGCCTAGTGTCGCAGCTCGATTCGCGCCGAATTATCTGCGCATAACGAGAAAGACGATTAGGGCGATCCCAATAAGGAGCGCCCCCTCGACCGCCATCAGCAAATCAAAAGCTGACAGGGCCAATTAGCTCTCACCGCCGAGCCACTTAGTGGCAACGGCCTTGGTGGACGCGTCCAACTGGGTGATAAACCCGGTATAGAGCGCCAGCTGTTCGGCCCGCGTGAAACCCGTGACCGGCTCGTCGAGTACCAGGTACAGCGAAGTGCTGTACTTGATGCTCTGAGCCGAGATAAGGGGATCCGCAGCGATCTTCGAGTAATCGACCCGGATGTTTCGACGGATACGCCTACCGTAGGCGTGGGCCGCCGACCAACGGATGTTTCCGTCCGCGGAAGCGAACGATCCGTTGTTCACTCCCGACCCCACACGGGGAAGGGAAGTGGTAACACCCGAGACGGTAATCGTCTGAGGGTCTGCGAGGGACATAGGCATTGCTCCTTTGGTGAATGCGCGGGAAAATCCAGCGCTTTTATCGGTTGGGATTCGATTCCAACCGAGGTGTCAGTCCGTCAAACGACGGCCTGAGCTCCGGGACATGCCCAGAGCGGCTAGTATGGACAGCTGGAATGGTGACAAGCCACTCCAACTTAATCCAAACCCGAAAGGGTTCGCCTTCCTTCTCTTCTTCGTCACAGTGACAAAGGATAGGGTTGGCGATATAGGCACGGGGAGACTGCCAGCAATGCGCAGTGTAGACCCTGTGTGCGTATACGTGTCGGTGACGGTTTTTGTTTCCATCACGTATCCGTACCGCATTATGAGTCCCTGGCTAGCGAACAATGAGAGATTAGTAAGTACATCTCCTGTGTTCGCAAACCAATCCGCAGCCCAGCTCCAGGGAGCTAAGTTCCAGAGAACGTCAGGAGTCAGCGACAGGCCCAGCAATTGCCGGGCCTGGGCTGCAGCAACTATATGCCTTCCGCGGTATGTCTCTCCGCGGGGTAGGTAATAGGTGAAGCAGCCAGAAAACCACTGATTCACGACGGTCCTTCTCTCCTTTCTTAGCGTCCCGACTGTCGAAACCAAGTAGGCACCTTCTGGGCCATAGGGGGCAACCCCCGTGGCCTCAACGGTACTCACAACAGTCTCAACTTTGGGGAAGTGAAACTGACGTCTAACGTCCTTACCGGAATTACGCTCATACTGACGTAATATTTTGTCAGCATGAGAGATGGCCTCAGAAATCGAGGTAACATCACGTATTAGCGGTGCCCACCCGAACTGAGCGTTCAGGTACTCACCGCCAGCACCACGCACAAGGTGTGCACGGTCCTTCCAGGTTGAGACACCGAGAAAGGCTGGAATGCCTTCACGGTACAACTCTCCGAGGAAAGTTGCGGCGTCAGCAGCGGGCTTCAATGGATTACACAAAGCAATAGCCGTTGCACCCACCGCGTCAAGCGTAGCATCACTGCTAGCTGAAACGTTGGGGTACAACAGTGTGCTCGTGGGATCCACGGGCAAAATCGGGCCTTTATAATGCTCGAAGTTGCCTTGGAACGCTCCTTTACCATTGTCGCGCGAAATAAAGCGATAACCTCCGTCGGCTTCTAGACCCGGGTGCGAAGCACCCGGCTCTTCGCCAATAGAGTTCGCAATATAAGTGCGAGTGGTGGAGAACGGTCCGCCCACATCCCATTTCCTAAGCTCACCGAGTTTACGGTGATAAGGAAAAGGATGTCCTTCCGAAACAGTTACCTGTTTCCCGGTAGCCGTGACAGGCACCACTGCATCCAAGTAAACCGATTGGATCACGTTGTTTGCGCGTAGCGCCCCGAAGCTTCGCCTAGCAGGGAA